TGAAACTACGCGGTAGGTCTGGGTCACGACTTTCAGCGTTCCAGCTGATCACACGTGTATCGTATGAATCCAGGGCACTCTTGAGGATGTTCAGGGCCACAGGATCCTTGAGGACAGAATCGCAATCATCAAACACGATGACTCCATCGTTGTTTTCGTAGAGTGTTCGGAACAGACCGCGTGCAGTAGAGTAGCCTTTAACTACAATGAATCCCTTGTTTCTATTGATGGGAGCATCATCACCGGCGATAGAACTGGTGAAGTCAATCAGACCTGACTCAAGGAGTGCCTTCCGGACACTGTGGGATTTTCCGAGTCCACCTGAGCCAGATATAACGGCAGACGGTTGAATTCCACTTGCAACCATCATGACAGTTTTGCGCAGGAAGTCAAACCGTTGGTTGATATGAAACTTGGAGATTTGTTCCCGAGCCTTAACCGAGATTACTGGAGTACCCTGTTTCTTGGAGAACCGCTTGAACTGGTACTCAGCACGTTCCCTGACTCGGCAAGAACAGATGAACTCATCGTTGATGTACACCTTGTACTTTCCAGCCTCACTCAAAACACCGTGTTTCATTACTTGTCCTGTTGTACTGTTCATGGTCCTATTATAACATAGAAGTCGAATAAAATCTACATCAGGGTGACTCTTTTTTCTCCCTGACCATGACCAGTAGTTTCTGATTTAGGACAAAGTTTTCAACCAGCAAATGAGTAGCCGTAGCCATCAATAGAAGATACTGGCAAGCCGGGTCTTCCTCTGCTGTCACATCCTCGATCAAATTTGTCGCCACGAATCGGTAAGCAGTCTCCTCTGTCATTCGCAGCATACCAAAGTCAATCGAGTCTGTCTTGTCAATCTCATGGGCTAACTCAACAACGGCATTAAGGAGTTCATTCTTTGTCATGTCATTTGCTCAATCATCTTGCGATATTGAATCCACCCTTTAAGGTTTCCACTCCAAAAGTTTCCATGGCGGTCAATATGAGTATAACCAATTGGCATGTGTTTAAGTTCAATCGGTATAGGGTGGATCCACATAGCACAGGCCTGATGTTCAGCCGGGGAAAAATGCGGCGGATTCACTTTACTATTGAGGTTCAACATCTCAAAAATCTTGTCAGCCTTCTCCAGACTGTCGTCATTCTTGCGGTACGATACCTGGGCACAGCAAGATACTGATACACGACGGGCTTGCTCTAAAGTTATCTCTTTGCCATCTACCCAATAGGTCTGTACCCCATCGAATTCAGTCACGGTATCCACATAGGGTAGATGCCACTGTCCGGTACGAAGTTCGACAGGAACGGACGTCTTTAGACACGCCGCGATACATCGAGCTAGTTCCTGAAACTCAGGCTGAGCATCAGGATGATTTCGGAGCCATAGAAGATTATCCCACTCTGTTCCTGACATGACTGTCTTCGTCATCTGAAATGGCTCGGTCAATCGGTTCACGACCTGTTTGTGATTACCGATACCCGATAGTGCCGCGGCATGTGAAATAGAGGCATCGCGAGCAGCATCCCAGATCAATTTGGTGTCGTTGATGGTGTGTTCACAAAGTTCTTCTTTAGCAACCATACCCGACTGATTCTTACCATAGAACACCGGTCGTGCAGGTTTCTCTGAAATTTGCTGATGCATTGTACCAACTGGAATAGCACGGGAACTGGCACTATTCTTGGACAACATACGATGAGTATTCACTTCAGCCAGAATAAAACGTGGATATTCCAGTTCAAGTGTAATCATCCGATTACCCGGTTCATTGATTGAATCTGCTATTACCCTAGCACTAATACCTTCTTTGCCTTCAATATAAATCATTGAAACCCCTCATAATGTTTCATGAACTCAATATATTGATCAATGTCTTTGATTTCAATACCTTCTTCATCACCTACAGGAAAGGCCTTGGCATTGGGGTACCAATCATAGAGGAACCACTTAACAGATTCTGCATATTCATCAAAAGCAAAGTCAATCAATTTTTCATTCATGCCATAAAGACAATCCACATATCCATTATCAAACACAGATGAGGACAGATCACTGGGTACGGTTTCCAGATAATCACTCATCTTTATATTCTGCTGATAAATATACTTAAACAATTCTTCACGATTCATAACAATTCCTCTTTGATAATTCCACCATATATTGACTGAAACAGTTTAGCGCATTCACGAATCCTGAACTGAATAAGCTTACCATCATCTGTGTACAGGACAAAGATCATTTGAACATCTCAAACAGCTCTGCCAAGTCATGTTCGAATGAAAGCCTTTTTCGTTCAACAATATCATCCGGGACACCACGAATGAGAATCAGTTGTTTTTTCATTATTCTATTATACCCTAGGACACGAATACATTAACAGGCACCACGAAGTTTTAGTAGTGGCGCATTCGAGGTTACATAGTACCATTCTCCGTCCATGAACACATAGACATAATCGAACACACTAGACTCAGCTAACAGCTCATCTAGATCACGATGCACCCTCAGCACATCACTATCACCATAGCAGGAGTCTCTGTCAAGCGAAGACCTATCACCTCCCTCCAATAGATCAGCAACTTGTTCATAGGTTGTGTATTTTAGGAGGGACTGGCCGACTCCCTTGAGATATCCATCAAAGTGGACATAGATTGATTCAAAGTGATCACCGACTTGAAGTGCAACTAAACTACGTGTTGACATAATATATCCGATTGAATTTTGGTGGGAGCAGACGGACTCGAACCGTCAAGCCGAGGCGGGACATTTTAAGTGTCCTGTGGTTACCATTTTCACCATGCTCCCCGGGTTGATCAGACCAGTTCCAGAACCTTCTCATATGCTTTGGTTTTCAGGTCAGCAGTGTTGCCGTACCAAGAATTCCAGAGGACTTTGTCTGGGGAACGTGAACGGGATTCATGATCACAGAACTCGGTGATCCCGTTGAGGACATTCCAGAGTGTGGTTGATTCAGGCTGACCCATACCGTTCTTGATCCGATTGAGGATATTGGACACGTCCCGAGCTACAGTGTAAGGTTGATCATCAGCTGATAGGTTGGGTTTCTTGATCAGATCATAGACAAACCGATGAGAATCATTATCATTAATTCGGCGGGTGGAGAGTTGTTTAACACCATCCATAAATGATTCCCAGGCTGTATCAATCAGTCCCAGTTTTTCCTTCATATCACGGGGATCGAATACAGTTCGGTGTGTCACCCGAATTCGATCCTCGGTGTTCGTAAGGGCTAGGCGGAGTGTATTATTGCAGACCACACGGACCGATGTCAACATAGCGTTGGTAGCAATCGTCCCATCGCATGAGGTGGTCAGGAGCAACATGCCCTTGATTCGGTCATTGCCCAGAATATCTGCGGCGCGACCAGTATCAGCCAGGGCCCAGAATCGGCGACCACCAAATAGTACACCGGCTGTATTAAGTTTCATTCCGTTCTGTTCGACCAGATCACGGAAGAACTCAAGAACTTCCTCTGGCTGCACGATCCTATAATCATCACTGACAATAGACAGTTCCTCGAAGGTATCACTGCGGAAAAGCACCTTGCGGTCCGGGTAGATTTTCTCACCGGTTGGGACCCAGTAACGGACAGAAGCCTCACGGATTTCCCAATCCATACCAGCCTCAGTCTTCCAAGTCTCAAATGAAGCCCCATCGGTCAGTTCTTGACCGAGTGAATGCCAAGGTTTTTCCCCGACATATGCGTGAGAAGCTTTGCCGTTTTTGATGTAGAGTTCGTGTGCCATGATATATCCAAACTGTTGATGATGAAAATGGGATTAATAATCCCCATAGAAAGAAACCCAAACCAGACCGACCAGGGTCGCAATTGCCAGGTACACCACCATATCGTTATAGGTACCTGGCATGTACATCCAGTTGATAAGAGAATCGATCATGGATTACCTTCCGAGATTTTCTCATCGCACTGTTCGATGATGGACTCAAGGAGATGATTCCAGACAAACCCATTATCCTCGACGGAATACAATTGGGAAATTTCATCCAGAACATCTTGCATGACCCGTGGGGTCAGTTGACGACCTTGTTCCAGGTCTAGCTGAGTGTAGGAGAGAAGGTTTGACATGATATAGTTTCCTTGTTGATAGTCTTGCTTGACTATGGTTCTATTATAACACAGGAGCCGAATAAAATCTCACCAAGTACTCTCGTCAGAGATAATCTTTTCAATGGTTGTCGTGATACTGGTCTCAGCACTGAATATAGAATGGCGGGCCTTCAGAATACTTCCGATCCCGTTTCCTCCAGCCTGTTCGAGTTCAATACGCTCAAACGTGTACTGGTTCATGAAGTCAAGAATGGCTTCTAGTTCATCCTTTGTCAGGTTCATTTTGTTCATTTGTAGATTCCTTTTTCAAATTGCCCCATTCGTCTTTGTCCGAATAGTGAGAATAACCACGCTTCACCCGCTGTTCTGTGTCTTTCTTAACAGAGTCATCCTGTTTTCTCCGACGTTCAGATCCTTTATATGCCGGGGATTTTCTTAACTCTGCACCAGAACCATGATTAATATCCATAGGATTAACGCGCTCGGATAGATACTCCTTGAAACTCATGAACTCGATGGATTCTGTTTTGCGGTTGCCATATGGATTCGGATGTAGATCATTATAGTTCAATGAAACATCCTTTAGTGGGTATTTTGCCTGTGTTCCATCTTTATGCTTCAGGACAACAGAATGTGAATCCATTGTTAGAATAACACCAGTCATTGTTTTCCAATTATGAATGGGGTGTTTAGCCCAGACTGTGTCCCCGATTTTTAATTTATTCATTTTGTTCTCCTTAACGTGAATCTACTACAATAATCTCGCATGTATATGTGGAAAACAGTTTCCAATGAATTCATCTAAAGCCTTTGAGTACCTCTGGACTAAAGTTGGCTAGGCTAAATTCCATACGGTCCACAAGTTTAACCGCACCCCGATCTGAGATGGCTACGAAGCCCTCTTGAGCTGTAACCCTGAATCCATTTGTTGTTTTCAGGAAAGTGCCTATACCTCCAGCACGATTCAATTTGTCCAATAGAATCTGCTTTGCTTCAGCGATCATCTGGGCTAACTTGAAAACAGCAACAATATCAGACCTAGGGTGTGAACTAAAGAATGACAGAATCTTGATTCTCTTGTCGTTTCTTCCGGCTTTGCTCTTGTCCGTTTTCAGTGCCTGAATTTCCTTATCGAACCGATCGTGAATAAATTGATATAGCCCATCAACGTGGGCTTCAATATCCTTGACTTTCTGCCCCTGTCTAATCTTACTGTTATTATATGTATGAACTAACATCAGTAAGTCGGGGTCCTTATGGATAGCATTAACGGTATTCGCCGGAAGACCTCTAAAGTGCTTGCCAATCTCAGATAGTTTACCATCAAAAAACTTCCGTTCAGCCATGGTGAATGTAGCCACGCCGCCGACATCCTTAAATGTGGCATCTTCCATCCAAGATGTAGGTGTATTCTTGAACTGATGTACAATCTGCTGACCAAAGTTTGGCTTCAGGGATTCAATAGTCGAGCCCGTATATGTTGTGTGCCAGACGATCCCGATATTGGCTTTCTGAATATGTTTACCCAGTTCAGACTTAATCGGTACAGCATAGACAATGGTATTCGGGTGAAAAGTAATGTAGGATACACCGTCAATATCTTCGGTGCTTAGCATATCCTTGGTGAACATGATATCACCCTGATAAACGCCCTTCATACCAAGTTTTTTACACTCATCAAAAGCAACTCGAAGTTTCAGGGCTAGATCACCAGATGTATCTGCATCAATATCCTTATGGTTATAGTACAGTTTAGGATTCTTATTGAAGATACTTTTCTTGGCAACAAAGAACTTACCATTTTCTGGATTTAATCCGGCAATTAAAGCTGGAGCCCCATCAAATTTAACTGAAGTGACTACATTCTTACTGGTATTACCAATCGACAACATATCGCGTAGATCGCGCATGAAGTTGATAGCCTGACGTGTGCCATCTACTCCCAGATCAAAGACTAGGTCCTCAATATGAGTCATGTGTCCAGCCTTGACACCCACAACCGATTCAGCTTCCGTAATATTCATTTGATTTAGCCTATGATTTAACATAGACTATTTATGAACCAGCGGGACAGCCCTTTCCACGATTACATCCATGTGTAGCACACCATTCCCCGCACGGTGGATTCAGTGGTTTAATCGGTACCATATTTACCCTCGTGTATACGATCAGCCAATTCAGAGCAGACCATTTCTAATAGGTTAGACCAATGAAAACAACCTCGATCTTGGTGTTGTTTAATTGAATCAATAATCTCAATAATTTCGTCCTTAGATAATTCCGCACCAGAACCTTCGGCCAAAATCATTCTGTATGTTGCAAGTTTATTCCAAAGTGACTCATCTATAGTCATAAACTCATTCATAATTAACTCCAACAACGATTAACATCAACAACAAATTCTTTCCCATCATAATCACGAATTGCCCAATTAACATCATCTGGAATCTCAATGATCTTCAGTTCTGCAAACCGATGACCAGAATGCTCACCCAATTCCCGAACAGTTGCAATTAGATTGGGATCGTCCCGGGCTATATCCCAGTCATAGAATTGTTCTCCATTGACTTCATAGAAATATGGAGTATATGATGCAAAGTCGCTCTCATTTGCAATAACTGTTAGATTCAATCCGCGCTTTGCGGCATATAACAACATAGCTTCATGACTCAACCCAAAACCACCATGACACGTATTAATTACAATCTGTTTCATCACCATTCTCCAAAATACTTTGAGTTGATGTAATATTCAATCTTATCTGGATCTTTTAACC